AAGCGTCAGGAAGTTCTGCGTTTCATTAAGCTTGAGGATGGCACGCACAGGGTCGCCTTCCAGCTTGACGAACTCGGCTACGGTGTCCTCGATGGACTTGCCGGTGGCGATTCGAAGCTGTTCGGCCGCAAGGGCGACCTGCTCGACCTGTTCGGCGGTGAACCGGCCGGTAGAGGCCACAGCAGCCAGCGCAGATGCGGCCGCACGTTGGGTGCCAGCCACCTCATCAATTCGGGCAGCGGCGTCCGCAAGCGCATCCGCCGTGGTCCCGGCCGCGTTGCCGGTCAGGATGAGCGCCTTGTTGAACTCGACCGCTTCCTGGGAGCCTTGACGCCAAGCCACGCCCAGCGCGACCGCCGCAGCCGCCGCAATGGTTAGCGGGTTAATCAGGCTGACGATGTAGCCAAGGGAGGCTTGCAGGGCTGGGCGGACGCCGCCGAATACGTCCTTGAGCTGGCCGCCCTGCTGCAACAGCACTTGCAGCGGCTTCTGCCCGCTCGCGAGACCAGTCGCAATGTCGGTGAACTGCATTGGCAGCTGGCGCTGCGCCGCAACCAGCTGGCGAGCGGACATCTCGGCTCGCTTGAAGGTCTGCGGGACCTTTGCGACTTCGCGCTCAGCCCGCTGCCCGGACTTGGCTAGATTGTCGAGGTCTTGCTTCGCCTCGTTAACGCCCTTGGACGTGACAACGACGCCAAGGGTTGCCAAATCAGCCATTGCGTTTCTCTCGCATGATTTCTAGGGCTTCGGCCTCCATGATGCGGAGACCGTCAAAGATGTCGGGCCAGTCAGCCCTAGGGATGCCCTGCAATCGCAGGACGGCCGGAATCGCGTTGTAGTCCAGCCCAATCGCACCTGCCATACCTACACGCCACTGCGTCCCCATGGCGATGAAGGCATTGACCGCTGGCAGGTTCTCAGGCCACACGTGGGCGGCGGTATCGCCCAAGTCATCTAGGGTCAACCCGTACATCCGAAGCTCGGACTCGGACGGGTCTTCCCGATAGATGGCGCGTGTAGCCTCCCTCAGTTTTTTAGCTGAGCGCCCCGAAGCTCAGCCATCCACGTCGAGACGATTTCGGCTCCTGCGGACATGTAGGTATCGCACAGGGCCTCGACGTTCTCGCGGGTGAACGGGTCATCCAGCTCCCAGCCGGTCGCAATGTCCATGACGCAATCAACGTCCGACTTGTCCTTGGACGCCTCGACCCACGCCAGCACATCCTTGCGACTCATGTGCTTGAAGGTGAACTCGGTGGGAACACGGCCCTCGCCGGGAACGGGAATACCCACCTTCGCTTTGAAGGTGGGATTCGGGGTCAAAGTGAGCTTAGCCATTAGCCTTCCTTGGCGTTAGATTAGGACGCGTACCGCACCGGCTCAGCCAGCAGCGAGAGGGTGACCTCAACGGTCATCAGCTCGTTCACGGTCAGGCTCGGGATGGTGGACAGGGAGATATAGGCGTTATACAGCAGCACCGCGCCGTTGCTCAGGGTGATGCGAACCGCACGCGGCAGGCGGTCATCGTTGGCCTGCTTGGCGAGCTGGTAGCCCGGAAGCGACGGGTCATCGGCGATATTGAAGGTGATGCCCGCCGCACTCTTGAATGTCGGGATGCGCTTTTCGGCGTCCGACTCGAGGAACTGGTAGGTCAGGAACTGCTGCTCACCACCCGAGGAGGTCGAGCCGACGATCTGCGCGAGCTGGGTAAAGCCGCTGATCTTGCGGGCCGAGCCAGCGCCGCCGCCGGGCGGGTAGATGCTGGTCGAGGTGGTGTCAATGCCCTCAAGGTCGAACGCGCCGGTAGTGGCATTGTCCACGCGCACGACCTTATCGGTCAGGCGCGACCAGCCCGAGGTGACCTCGACGTAATCGCCGTCCACAAAGCCATGGGCGGCAGCGGTGGCAACGCCGGGGTTGGCGTTGGAGATAGCGGAAACAGTGACGGGGGAGCCATAGCCGCTGGCGATAGCGACGATGGAACCGTTGGGCAGACTCACGGCCATGCTGGAAACTCCTTAGTGCGGGCAATAAAAAAGCCCGCTAGGCGGGCGTGTGGTTCGGCGTTAGCCGGGTTAGATCGTGTCGCACCGATACCGGATAGACACGGGGATTACGAAATTGCTTTCTTCCTGAATCGCCGGAGCCGGACTAGCCGGGCCGACGATTTGCACCGTGACTGCGCCGCTGGTGTAGCGGCCATTCATCGGAAATTGCGTGTTTAGCGAATCCACCAGCGCCAACGCGGCACCGGGGCCTGAATTGATGGGCGTCACGATGGACACCTGAAAGACGCCGAGATAGCGCCTGTGATCGCCCTTCAGGTCTTGGCTCACGGTCTCAGCCGGCAGCATGAAGGCGCGGACGTAGGTCTCGCCCTGCGCAGGGCTAAACGGGACGTTCTCCCACGCCACGCGCAGGGCGGTGCCCGTGGCCCAAGTGTTCAGCCGGCCCTCCAGAATCGCCCTAACGGTTGCGTGGCTCACTTGTTGGCCTCTTTAGCCGCCTTCTCGATCAATCCGTTCCACTCGGCCACCGTCACGCGCACCATGCCGGCCGGGGCTTGGCTTGACCAGCCATATTCCACGGGGATAGCGTAGGGCAGCGAGTTGGTGATGTAGATGTCCTGCTCGGGCTTGGCGAGGCCGATAACGCGCTCGCCGCGCCTCTTTGTTTCCGTACCGCCCTTGTCAATGGGGCGCAGCGCCGTATTGATGTAGCCAATGCCGACGTTCCAATTGCCGCGCAGTCGGCCGCCGACATAGCCCTTGGGCGGGGCATTCTTCCAGAGGGACGGATTACCTACCGGCGTCCGCTCCACAATGCGCCCGAGAATATCAATGGCCGCCTTGCGTATAACCGTTTCGGCCTTTTCCTCAAACCGATTGGCGAACTCGGCCAGTTGGACGGAAAAGACCTCAGACGCCACGGAGCTGTGCCTCATAAAGCACCGGAGTCCCAGCGGGGGACACGGCCTTGTAGTTGACCACCTGATACGTCACGCCCTGCCAAGTCAGCTCATCGCCTTGGGCAGGCGCGTAGGACGGGTCTAGGAATGCTTGCTTGTCGCCCTGCTTGATCAGGGTGCCGTCCACATACCGCTGAGGGTAGTCCAGCACAACCGCCACCGTGGGCAGTTCGCTAACCGTCGTCGTGGCCGAACCCGTGGCCGGGTCATAAGCCCCCGTGGTCACGCGCCGCAGCGTGCAGGCCGCCCCGAAGCGGAGTAGCAGCCGCTGGGCTGTGGCAGCGGTGGCGGGGTAGTCGAATGTCACGCCCTCACCACCGGAATCATGTTGGCAGAGCCGCACAGCAGGCCGGCAGCGCGAAGGCTGGCGTCCACGGCGGCGTAGCGGGTTTCCTGGCGGGCACCATCGGCATAGGTGACAGAGATAGGCCCGACCGTCTCGGACTTCACCTGCGCACCCTGATCCGCCAGCAGCACGCCGGCAGACGCACGCACCGCAAGCTCGGCATTGGCCCGCTTGACAGCCTCAGGCACGCCCTGCTCATCACGGGGCCAGTCCAGGGCCTGCGTATCGGTCAGCCGCTCGCCGCACCACCTCGGCCCGTACACGGCGGCCATGTAGTCCGCGCCAAGCCGCAGGGCGACTTCCTTGGCGTCCACGGTCAGCGCGGCCCATGCCGAATTGCCGCGCTTGGCGAAATAGCTGTCCGCGTCAGCAACCGAGATGTACGCCTCGGCATTCGGCAAGCCGGTGCCGTCCTCAACAATCAGCGCCATCAGACTTCCCTCACCGACTTATGTTTGAGTTCGTGCTTGACTTCGTGCCGGTAAACAGTCAGTTCATCGCCGGGGAAGCGCTCAGCGCCCCGGATGAAGCATCGCTTGACCACGCGAATCGTGATCGCGCCATCCTTCCCAAGCCAGCCATCAATGGCCGTGCTTGGCTTGTATCGGCCGAAGCGTTCGCCCGGGTCGTAGGCCGGCCAGACCTTGGTCAGCGGCCCTCCGCCAGCCACACGAACCGGGCAATTGATTTCTCGGGAAATCTTTCTGGCCTCATCCAGCCAGCCCGAATCGCCGCCGCCGTAGCCGTCCATCCCCGCCAGGATGACCACCTTTGCCCCCATCATGTAGGCGCACCATGCGCCAATCATGCCGGACAGGACAAATCGGGGATTTTGCGGCCAATCCCCCAGCAAAATGTCCGCGTAAGGGTGCGGGCTGATGATCGGCGCGTCGGACTTTTCGCGCAGAAAAGTCCCCATCGGGACTTTAAGCCGGCCGTGGATATTGTCCATTGCCAGCAGGTAATCCGGCTTGCGAATGTCCACCCCGTGGGCGTTGGTGCTGATATAAACGTCGGCCTCAACAGAGGCAAGGTCGCTCGCCAGACGGTCGGCACCACCCATCACGCAAACGCGCTTGCCTTTGTGAGCCAGAATCAGGCTCCGGAAATCACTCACGATAAGCCACCGCGAGAATATGCTGCTCCTTGATCATGCGAAACTCGGCGCGGGGGAAATGCGCCAGAATCCGCTCTTTCCACCAGTCGGGCGGGAACACAGACAGATGCAGGTTTCGCCCATACCAGTGGTCATCGAACAGGGCGATTTGGAAATAACACGCCTTGCGCGTGCGCTTGGCGATACCAGACAGGGCCGCGTCCACATACTCCGGGGGCAGATGCTCCATGACATCGGCGCAAAAGCCATAGTCCGTCGCCGGCATATCCTCGGGAAGCTCCCACAAGCAGGCCTCGATCACCGGCCCGTTCTTCCCACGATAAGCGTTCGCCGCAATGTCCACCATACGAACGGCAAAGCCAAGCTCAATCATGGCGTCGGCCGCCTGACCTGAGCCGCTACCCCAATCGGTAATGCTGGCCCCTGCCTCGGGCTTCATCCACTCCAACGCCCCCGGCAAATGCCGGAGGCCCGGAGAGCGAACCGCATATTCTTTGTGCCGCCAAGTGGCGACATACTTTTCACGTTCGCTATTGGTGTCGTGCATCAAAGAGGGGGCGGGTTTCCCCGCCCCCATTTCCTTAGACGTTGGCGAGGGCGATGACGCCAGCGGTGTGCTTGATGCTGGTCGCCACCTTGTCCCAGTTCGAACCGGTCGCCAGCTCGACATCGGTCGGGGACTTGCCGCCATTGGCAGTATCCCAAGCGTAGCCCTTGAGCGCCAGACCAAAGGAGTAGTCGGCCTGCATCGTGGTTTCGATACGGTGCTTGCCGTTCGAGGTTTCGATGTTGGTCACGAGGTCGGAACCGTCATAGACCACCGCAGCGCCGGACACAAGGCCCAGCACCTTCACGTCAGCGCCGGTGCCAGTCTCGCGCAGGGCCGGGGCGTCGGTCACGACCACGCGCTTGCCGAGGATGTCCACGACCTGCACGCCCGAGGCCACAAACAGGCGATTGGAATTGGCCAGGTTCTGGCCGATAAGGGCGTGATACTGCGCACCGTCCATCACGTTGCAGACGATCATCTGGCTCATGTCGCCGAACTTCGCGTGAGCGAGGTTGATGTCCGCATAAGTCAGCGGGCCGGTGCCGGTATCCCACTTGGCGTCCGACTGGTTCTCAATGGCCGCCACCAGCGCGGCAATCGCGGTGTTGAGCTGGTCCTGCATAATCGCTTCGGCCAGGTTGCGCGAGATGACCTCGACAGCCTCGGCGGGCGACTTCTGGACCCAAGAGAGCTGGCCCGGCTCCCACAGAATCGGGCCGAAACCGCCAGCGACCTTCACGCCGACGGACTGGAGCTGAGCCAGCGAGGTCGGGGAGGCGGTGTTGTTGGTGGCGTAGCGGTCAACACGGCGGCGGGCCGCGTGGACGGACTGCCAGAAGTTTTCGTAGCGGTAATCGCCCTCGAACCCCTGAGTAGTGAGCTGGATAGCACCAGCGGAGGCAGCGTTGAACTTGTCAACCATCTGCGCCAGGGTCTCAATCGTCGCAGTCTGGACCTGCGCGTTAAAGACCTTCATGTCGGTAAGAGCCATGTGTTACTCCGTTAGTTTTGGCATGATGGCCTTGATGGCGGCGATACGTTCTTCCTTCGTGCCGCCCCAATTGCCAACTTGTTTCGGTTCGACATGGCGGCCGCCGTTGCCGGCCCCGCCACCATTTCCATCGGGCGCAGTGACAAAGTGCTTGCCTTCGTCGCTCGCGGCCCATTCTTTGACGTAATCAGCCAGCGCCTTGTCGCCCACCTTCGGAACGCGAGCGTCCCCCTCGATGGCGATCTGCACTTGGCCGGCGAGCATCGCCTTGACGGCCTTCTGGTGGACGGGATTGGTCACGCCGGCCTCTACCAGCGCCGCAGACAGACCGCTATCCACCAGCAGGCGGGAAGTGAAGCCCTCGGCTTCCTGAACCTGCTTGGTGAGCGCCTCAATCTCCTTGGCAGACTTGGTAAGCTCTTTCTGCGCCTTGGTAAGCTCAGCCTTTAGCTGATCGCGCTCACGCTCCACGGCCTCCAGCTCGGCAGGCTCAATCTGTGCGCCCTGCTGGGCCTTCTTGAGCTTACCAAGCAACTCCTGATTCTTTGCCTTCAGGCCGCTGGTTGCTTCCTCCACCGCTGCGGCAACCGCCGCGTCGATGGCCTCTTTCACTTCCTTGCTTTCAAGATCAATGCTCATGGTGTCCCTTGGACGGTGGCGGGCCTAGCCCGGTAAATCGTGCGACTTAATCGCCTAGCTTCTGCCTAAGTTCCTCGATGGTCAGGAGCTTGCCCTTCGCATCGTAGAACTCGGGGAAATCTACCCTGCCCGAGCGCATAAGCGCGGCGCGGGTCGGGCCTAGAATTTCGTCTTGCCTCTCGGGCGGC